ATAGTTCGCAGCCAAAGTGCCGAGTAAAGTTCCTGAGAAAAACCCGCGCGAACCACCAGTTTCTGATAAATTCGCCGCCCATTTTTTATCCGCCTTCCGTCCCGCAGCCGAGCGTTTAGGCGCTGTCCACGGGTTGCAAAGCGCGTCGTCCAGCATCGGTGATTTGCGCGTAAACCGTGCGTTGCCCGTAGGTCTCCACACGCTTGGACATAGTCGTTCGGCGAAGGATCACCCAGCCGCGTGCTTCATAGCCTTCTGCCTGCGCGATCTCTGCGCTTGACATCAGTTCGGTCAAGTGGCTGAGCGACGCTATACGTCGAAGCAATTCCATGGAGCCCTCCGATAGTGTGTGGACCTCGATTTTCGGCGGTTTCACGCGATGTCGACTGCGGCCCAATTTCGCATTGACGGTATGGATACGCGGGGATCGGCACCCCAGTAGGGATTGGACGCTCAGTAGGGCGGCCAGAAGATGCGGGCTCCTTCACTCCATCCCCTGAGGACTCGCATGAAATCCACCCGTTCCGGCTTCCTGGCCTTTGCCGTCGCTGCGCTTGCCATCGCGTCAACCGCTGTGACCTTCACGGTCGATCGCGTCAGCACCGCGTGCACCTTCGCACTCCATGTGGCCACCGACTTCCTGGCCAGCGCCCTGGCGAAGTTCGAACAGCCGGCGCTGCGCCTGGTGGCCCGGTCCGTCGAGCTGCTCCGGGCCTGCGCCTACGCGCTCACCCTGGCAAAGCGCGAACGCCCGCGCTTGACGCCTGGCTGGCGCATGTGCCCGTCGACCTGACCGAATTGCGAAGTTTCGAAATTTGGCAATTTCTCGCCCACGTGGGCCAAGCCGCTGCCGCAAGAGCAGCGCCGGGGGCAACCGGCAAACACAGCAGATGGTTTGGCGTTGGACGCCGAGCGATGTCATCCCGGCTGTCCCTTGAAGGTGGGCCGCTGGTCAGGGCTCGCCGTTCTTCATTACAGGCAGTCGAGGATCTTTCAAGGCCACTCGCTTCAGTTGAAGTGTCTTGAGGTCTTCGCCAAGTTTCACAATGGTGTATTCGCCCAGGAACTGCTGCTTCGCCGCGTCGAAGCGGACACCTATCACCAGGCCGTCGTAGATGCGCACTACAGCAAAGTCTGGCTTGTCAGCGAGAAAATAGAAGACTTTTTGGTTCTGCGCGGCTACCAATCCGAGCAGGTTCGCTAAGAAATTTAGGAGCAAAGCAGCACTAAGGACCAAGAAGACGAGCGATGCTTTGGGGTGCGGAAAGCGCCCTTTATCGGCATCTAGCTTGGTTGTCCACCGCAAGGCGAAGAACAGAACGAGCCCAGGAACGAGCTTCCAGAGAGCTTTCCAGTCGTAGTTGCTCACATAGAAGGTGTAGAGCGCGGCGGCAAAGAAGATAACCAACAGCAGATAGTTGTATGCCAGCCTCCTGGCTTTTGCATCGCCTGGCTTCGTCATATCCATGATCATCGGAGCGAGTGCCGCCAGCGAGAGGGCCAATGTTCCGATAGCAGTGACGATCACGCCAATGGTCGGAGAAATCACGTAGTTCGGATAACCGAAGTGAGTGGCGTAACCCGATTCATACGCAAAAGCGATCCAGTAGCCGAGTCCAGTGAGACATGCCAACAGCACGGCATCCGTCCCAAACCTCTTGGTCCAAGGCTCCGCTACGGTTGAAGTCTCTGGTACGGCGGAGATAGGTGCTTCGATGGTTGGCTGTGACATGTTGGACCGGCGCTCCAAAAGCAAGATTGTGACGCCACGGCGGAACATCTCTCGGCGGGCGCGTTCGAACCACCCCAGTAGGGTTCGCCGGATAGGTTCGCACCCGGAATCATCCGGGTCCATGACAGCCGCGCGCGAACCAGACTCCGACAAGCCCACGGCCCACTGGCCGACCATTGAAGCCGACTACCGCGCGGGCGTGAAGAGCGTTCGCCAGATCGCACGAGAGCACGGTCTCTCAGAGACAGCCATTCGCAAGCGCGCGAAGTCCGAAGGCTGGGCTCGTGACCTCTCCGCGGCCATTCAGGCCAAGGCGGATGAGTTGGTTCGCAATGAGGCAGTTCGCACCGAGGTTCGCAATGCGAACCGAATTCCCGACAAGGTGGTCGTTGATGCCAACGCGAACGCCGTGTATCGAGTCCAGATGGCCCACCGCGCCGGCCTCGGCAAGCTGTCCGGGCTGCGGGACTCGCTGCTGATCGAACTCGAAGGCTCGGCCGTCCCTGACCCGTCGCCGCCCGGCACCGTGACCCCGCCTGAAGCCGCCGCCGGCCTGGCGCTGCCGGTGCGCATCGAATCGCTGAAGAAGCTGGCCGAGGTCGACGAGAAGATCCGCCGCGGCGAACGCGAGGCCTACGGCATCGACAAGATCCAGCCGGACGAAGGCGGCATTGTGAGCAAGCTGAGCGACGCCGAGCGCGCCAGCCGCCTGGCCGCGCTGTTCGCCATCGCGCAGAAGAGGGCGGCCGCCGATGGCGCCTGACATCTCCGCGCCCGAGCTGGTCAAGCTCATGCCGTTCCTGACGGACATGGAGCGCGCCGAGCTCGACATCCTGCTGACCGAAGGCCTGCCGCTGTGGATGGCGCAGGTCGGGCCGCAGTCGATGGCGCTGGATTCGCTGGCCGACATCGTCTTCTACGGCGGCTCCGCCGGCGGCGGCAAGACCGATCTGCTGCTCGGTGCCGCGCTGACGCAGCAGGAGCACAGCATCATCTTTCGTCGGGAGGCTGTGCAGCTCGTGGGCATCGAGGAGCGCATGGCCAAGATCCTTGGCACGCGCAAGGGCTACAACAGCCAGGACGGTGTGTGGCGCCTGCCGGGCAAGCGCGTGCTCGAGCTGGGCTCGGTGAAAGATCCGAACGACTGGACGAAGTATCAAGGCCGCCCGCACGACCTCAAGGCCTTCGACGAGATCACTCACTTTCTGGAAAGCCAGTTCCGCACGCTGATCGGTTGGATGCGCACCGACAACCCGAAGGTGCGGCAGCGCGTGATCGCCGCCGGCAACCCGCCCACCAGTTCGGAGGGCGAATGGGTGATCCGATTCTGGGCGCCGTGGCTCGACCCAAAGCATCCGAACCCGGCCAAGGCAGGCGAGCTGCGGTGGTTCGTCATGGACGAGCAGGGCAAGGACATGGAAGTGCCCGGCCCGGAGCCGGTGTTGGTTGGCACGGAACTGATGACACCGAAGAGCCGGACGTTCATTCCCTCATCGGTCGACGACAACCTCTATCTCAGCCTCACCGGATACAAGGCCACGCTGCAGTCGTTGCCGGAGCCGCTGCGGTCGCAGATGCTGCGCGGCGACTTCCTGGCAGGCCGCAGCGACCCGGTCTGGCAGCTGATCCCCACCGAGTGGATCAAGGCGGCGCAAGCGCGCTGGAAGCCCAAGGACAACAAGGGCCCGATGACGGCCTTGGGCTACGACGTGGCCCGTGGCGGCCTGGACAAGTCGTCGGCCGCGCGCCGGCACAGCAACTGGTTCGACGAGCTTGTGACAGTGCCCGGCATCTTCACCAGCGACGGACCGAAGGGCGCCGCGTTCGTGGTGCCGCTCATCCGCAACGGCGCGCCGGTGGCCGTCGATGCGATCGGCGTCGGCACGTCGGTGCTCGACTTCCTGCGCGGCCTGGGCATCCTCTGCGTGCCTGTGGTCGGGTCCGAGAAGAGCGACTCGATGGACAAGACCGGCAACCTGCACTTCCGCAACAAGCGCGCCGAGATGTACTGGCTGCTGCGCGAGGCGCTCGACCCGACTGCCGACGATCCGATCGCGCTGCCGCCCGACGACGAGCTGCTCGCCGACCTCTGCGCCGTTCGCTACAAGGTCGTCCAGCTCGGCCGCTTCGCTGCCATCTTGATCCGCGACAAGGACGAGATCCGCGAAGTACTCGGCCGCTCGCCCGACAAGGGCGACAGCGTGGCGCAGACCTTTTTGTCCGATATCCCCGAGGTCGTCGCGCTGCACGAGACCTCTCCACGCGAAGAGCCCGACTGGCGCTACTGAGAACCACCATGACCGCACCCACCATCGTTTTGAATGGCTCAAGCACTGACGCGGATACCGTCCCCGAGGCCGGCGCGCTCACGCTGCAGGAGTTCAGCGACTACTTCCACGAGATCGAGAACCAGCCCGCATGGCGCGCGAAGGCCGACCGGGAGATGGAGTATTACGACGGCAACCAGCTGAGCGCCGAGATCCTGCAGAAGCAGCAGCAGATCGGCATGCCTCCGGCCATCGAGCCGCTGATCGGGCCCGCGATCGATGCAGTGCTCGGGCTCGAGGCGAAGACGCGTGCCGACTGGCGCGTGCAGCCGGACGCCGAGGACCCAAGCGGCGATGCGGTCGCGCAGGCGCTCAACTTCAAGTTGAACAAGGCTGAGCGCAAGAGCAAGGCAGACAAGGCGTGCTCGGACGCCTTCAAAACGCAGGTCGCCGCAGGGATCGGCTGGGTGGAAGTCACTCGCAACCCCAATCCATTTCAGTTCCGCTATCGGTGCAAGGCGATCCACCGTAACGAGATCTGGTGGGACATGCTGGCCACCGAGGAAGACCTCAGCGATGCTCGATACCTCATCCGTCGACGCTGGACGCCCACGTCGCAGGCGAAGCTGCTGTTCCCTGACAAGCGGGAGCTGATCGGCCAGGTCGTCAGCGGCTGGCCCATCTATGAAGGCCTCGGCAGCACCGAGGGCGGCACTTCCACCAACCTTATGAGCGCATGGGACGACCAGCGCGGCTGGAGCGTGGAGGAGCAGCAGTGGCGCGATATGACCGGCAAGCGGGTGTGCCTCTTCGAGGTCTGGTACCGGCGCTGGAGCCGCGTGCTGGTGCTGAACATGCCCGACGGCCGGGTCGTGGAGTACGACCGCCGCAACCCGCTGCACGTGCAGTTCGTGGCCATCGGCGCCACGGTGCCCGAGTGGGCCATCGTGCCGAAGATGCGGATGTCGATGTGGATGGGCCCGCACCGCCTGTCCGACGGGCCGTCGCCCTACCGGCACCAGAAGTTTCCGTACGTGCCGTTCTG